GAGAAAGGATTGGTTTTCTGCGCCTTGATCTTCAGATCGAAGATGGGGCGGCGGTACAGATCGTTGCCCGCGCTGTCCTGGCCCACGACCTGGTCTTTGATATCCCGGTTGCTCATGTCCACGAACCGGTATTCGCCGGTACCGTTGGGTGCCATGATGCGGAAGCTGCGGGCCTCGTCGTAGAACTGGCGGATCAGCTCGATCACCATGTCGTTGATCTTCTTGTGGGTACGGTAGCTGGCGGAGATCATGTCGCGGCTGGCCTTGTTGCCCGCCTCCTGGAGCGCTGCGATCGCAGCTGCAGCGGTGACGCCGGAGCCGGTGCCGCCGGAGTTGACGTCCCGGTTGGCGGCGGTGTCTTTCATTTCCTCGATCTTCATCTGCGCAACAGACACGTAGATGCTGTCGAGGGGCTGGCAGACAATTTCCTTTACTCGCCGGTCGTCCAGCTCACCCTCTACGTGGACAAGAGGATTGTTCCAATCCATGAACTCCTCCACGTTGATGTTGGTACTGCTGCTCACGAAGAAGCGCTTTTTAGTCGCCATCATGGCGTTTTCCAGGATATTGCCGGAGAGCTTGTCGATATACAGCTGCGGATCCTTGCAGATTGCCACGTAGCCGAAGCCCACCGGCGTACCCTTTTCGGGGAAAAGCACGTCCAGGACGACCGGGTACCGGCCGTGGTCGTAGTAGCCGCGCTGGGCGTAATCGGGGTCGTTCTCGCTGGCGTACAGCAGCTCGTCACCTACGAATTTGGCGTAGTGCAGCACCGTTGCGCCGCCGGGCGTCTTGACCTTGTAGTACCAGTCCACAACGACGCTCTTGCCGGAAGTGTCCACGGTATCGTCGTAGAGGTATTCTTTGATATCCACAGCATTGCCGCGCAGGCGGCCCTTGCGGTCGGGATACTGCTGCTCCAGCAGATCCTCGTCCACCAGCTCCGTGATAAACAGGTTTCGGGATTTCTGGATATCGGTAACGCCCGGCTCCCAAAACAGTTTGAGCAGGTCGATCTCCTGGATCTCGATATCGCCCAGGCCGTTTTCCTTTTCGGAGTTCCAGAACACACCATAGGCGGCGGTACCGTGTTTCAGCTTATCCCACCAGTTATCGGAGTAGGTCTGCTCGTAGTCGTTGTACTCCAGGATCACCGGCAGAACAGAGGAGAGAGTTTTTGCGCTGGGAATATCGCTCTTTTCCCTGGGCAGCACCACCGGCTCCGGGAAGTTATCCATAGCGTCGGCGTGCTTGTTCAGGATAGAGTTAAACAGCCATGCGCTGCTCGGCTCCGGCATAGCGCCCTGCTGCTTCTCCTTGCCCTTTGCGCCCCGGATCGCCTCCCAATGGCGCAGCTGCCACCACAGCTCGTCCTCCACAATGCGGGTTTCCAGGTTGGCCTTACCCTCCTTGTACCGCTTCAAGATCTCGGCGGCCTTTGCGATATCCTCCTTGCCGATCATGGGCTTGCTGGCTGCGTTGCGCTGCAGCAGCGCGGCCGCCAGCTGCGGGGGGAGATTGCGCGGAGCCTGTACGCCGGGCAGGCCACCGGCGCGAGGAGGAGTGCTGGCCTGCTGCGTAGCGGTCGGCTCCTGCCCCTGGGGTCGTTTGCCAAAAGTGAATGCCATTGTTTTCTACCTCCATTGTCAGTATTTTTTGTACCAGTCGTAGCGATCGTACTGCACCAGCGTTTCGGTGGACAGCGGATCGTATGGCTTGGGGGGTTCCACCGGGCGGGGCCTGGGTGCGATCGGGTTGCGCATACACACGTAGCGCAGCTCGTCGTAGATATGATCCTCGCCGTCGGTGTCGATGTCCTCCACGTTGGTTTCGTCATAAACCAGGTTGGGGACGGTGCGAATGAAATGCTTGCAAGTGTCGAACACATAGAGCATGGGTACGCCCTCGGCGTCAAAGGTCAGCCGGTGGTGCACCTGCATTTTGCCGTCCAGCCGGGCGTGGTCGCCTTTCTCGAAGTAGACACGCTCCCGCTCCATCAGAGCGCCGATGCTCTCGGTACCGTCGCTGCCCCAAATAGCGGGGTCGCCGACGCGGAGGATCTTGCGCCCTTTCATGTTGGGATCTTCGGCTTCGATCTCCTTGATCTTCCGGGCCACTTCGCCAGGCTCCCACTTGACGCCGGCGTTTGGCGTGCCGGTGCAGCCGTACAGCTCGCGGATACGATAGATCCGCCGTTCGTGATCCACAGCGTACCAGCCGACAGAAAAGGGCCGGGAAAAGCCCCAGTCCAGACCGCACCAGACGGCCCAGGTGTCGGGGATCCTGAACGGCTTGATAACGTGGGTACCGCGCCGGTCGTTGTAGTGTGTCGGGTCGTTGCGCCACTCGGTGAACACCTGGCCGGAGAAGCTGTCCCAGTCGCCATAGAGCAGGGCGTTCCTGTCCGCCTCCGGCATGGAGGCCAGACGCTTGATGTAGTCCGGGTCGTTCGCCAGCAGGGCAGGGTTGTCAAACACGCTGCTGGGTACGAAAATACGGCTCTGCCGGGCTGTGTGCTCCTGTCCTGCAGGATCCCGCCAGCTTACGTCCGTCCAGATCGTTTGCATGGGTTGGGAGGCGGTGATAAAGCGCTCCTTTACCCAGCCGTGGCCGATGCCGCCGGGGTTCGCCGTCGATCGGATATAGCAGCGGGTACCGGGACCGTTGGGACGGCAGCGGGAAAACAGGTAATCGTACTCGTCAAAGGAAAAGTGGGTCAGCTCGTCAAAGGCTATGAAGTCGTAGGCTTGGCCCTGGTATTTCATCTTGTCCTTTGTGTACTGCATGGAGCCGAAAATGATCTTGGCCCCGCTGGGGAATGTCCAGGTGTGGTTGCTGCTGTTGTACCGGGCCTTTGGATAGGCCCTGGGATAATAATTCAGCGTCTTGTCGATCAGCTCCGCCAGCTGCGGGAATGTCTTTCGGAGGATCAGCGCCTTGTAGTGCGGGATATCCACCTGCCGCAGCGCCTCGATCACCAGGGCGTCACTCTTTCCGCCTCCGGCAGCGCCGCCGTACAGGGCCTCGAACTCCGGGCGGCTCATAAACACCGCCTGGCGAGGCTGCGGCTTCCAAACGATGTTCTTACTCATTGAGCGCACCCACTTCCGGGATCAGCACCACGCCCTGGTTGTTCTCGCCCTCGGAGCCGTCTTTTTCTGCCTCCTGTGCCCAGCGGAAGTTATACTTCAAGCTGAACTCCGCGCCCCGCTGTCCGTCCTTGTCAAAGAGCCGTTCTTCCGCGTATTCCTCGATCTGCATTTTCAGGCGCGTAACCGTGTCAGCAAATTCCGCTTTGGCCTGGTACTCCAAAAGGCTTTGCCTGCTGGTGAAGCCCAGAGCGCGGGCAAGGCCGGTGACGGTGGGAGGGTGTCTGCCCAAAAGGATCACTTCGCCGTATTTATCCCGCAGCACAGAGCCATCGTCCATAATGAACGGCTTTCCCATGCACTCCCGCAGGTAGGCTTCGCCCAGCTCCTGGATCTGCTCCTTGCTGGTAAACTTCGGAGGACGGCCCACAGGCCTGCCGGTTCGTTTTCCCATATACGCAGCTCCCTCCTTTCCCGAATGGTGAATTTCAAAATAAGCATATCAGCGGTCTTTCCAGTTTTCGCCCAAAAGGGGCTTGCTTTTTGTTTGTGTGTTTGTTTCTTGGGTGAAGATAGGGAGGGGCTTATACACCCTCTCTCCCGAAAGAGAAAAAAGAAAATAAATAAAAGAAAAAAGAGAAAGGGGTGCTCTCCCAGAGAAAAGGGGAATACCCCGGACGCAAAAAGCGCCCAGGGTAAGCCTTATTTTTTCACCAGCTCATAGGTTGCGCCGTACCGGCGTCGTCCGCAGCAGCTGCAGGTGATTTTGAAATCTACGCCGCCTTTCACGTGGCACAGCTTGTGGGTATGCTTCATTTCCTCCGCGCACCGGCGGCAGAGGTCGCGGGTGTTGTTGGCCCCGCTCATTCCTCGCTCTCCTTTGCGTTTGCATTCGACAGCAGATCCCGGAGCCGGTAGATCTCTTTCCGCAGGGCGTCAGCCTCGACAATGCTGTTCTCCAGGGCGTCCGCTGCGGCGTCCAGCATCTTTCTCTTGCTCACGCTCGCGGTGGAGCGCAGCCGCTCGATCAGAGCCTCACGCCCGGCCGCCGTCTTTTCCGGGCCGTCTACGCAGCGTCTGGCTGCCTCCTGCATAAACAGGAACTTATCCCGGTCGGTTGTTTCAAACTGCAGGTGGTACTCGCCACCGCCGGTCTGTGTGTTAAAGCTCGTTGCCATGCTTAAATCCTTTCCTTTCTGCGCCGCAGCTGCGGCTGCTGCACTCGTTTCTCACCAGTTTGTCGATCACGCGGCCCAGGTCTTTTTCGCCCCAGCCGC